TAGTGGCGATTATTCAGTCTCTGGCATTAAGTACAATTCACTTTTCAGGAGTGGAGGTGCCATGCCAATGGAGACCATGAATGACCCGCACTGTGTTCGAATTCGTCATCGCGAGTATATTGGTGAAGTTAACTTTGGAGTAGCAAACGCATTTTCCACACAGGAATTTTCAGTTAATCCAGGATTGTCTGCTACATTTCCATGGTTATCACAAATTGCTCGTCTTTATGAGTTCTATAAGTTTCATGGCCTGGCCTTTGAGTTTGTTTCTGACACAAGTACTTACTCATCCAACCCTGGTATGGGTACTGTGATTATGTCAGCTGAGTACAACATGTTTCATTCTACATATGCCAGTAAAGTGGAAATGGAAAACTCTTCTTATGCCATTTCTGCTCGTCCGGACACTAGTATGGTTTATGGCATTGAGTGTGCATCTAACATGCAAAACCAGTATTTAGTCCGTGGGACGACATCTGCAGCACCAATATCATCTACAGACTTTGTTAAGTTTGTTATTGCAGTTCAAAGTGCTATTCCGAGTGGTACTTCACTTGGTGAGCTTTGGGTTGTTTATGATGTTGAGTTGTCGAGGCCATTCATCTCATATACGGCTAATCCTACTGCTCCTTTTTCATATGCGCACGTTGCTATTCCAAATATCTCCACTCAGATTGTATCGGGACAGGTTATTGCGTCTATTGCTAATACCCTCTCTAGTGCGAATTATGTCATTACTTTGCCTAACTCCATATCGGTTACTCAAGCTTTCCCATTCAACATCGACAATGTTCCATTATGGGAGGTTTTGTGCGTCACCGTGTATGCTAGGCAGACTACTTCTGCTGCGCAGACTCCTTTTACACCCAATGTGCTTGCATCTGGTACTAATAATGCGGTGGCTTTGGCTACTTATTGCAATAATACTTCTGGTGGTTCTCAGTATCAGCAAGATGTCCAAGGACGGATGCCTAATTCTGCAACTGGCACTACTGCTAATTCTTTTGGTTACACTCAGTTTATCCAGGCTCAGTGGGCAGGACCTAGTAGTGTTGCCTCCATTATAGCAGGATTCTCGTCCGCTAACGGCAGTGGAGTTAATGCCAATATTGACATTATAGTCACTAGGGTTTACAATCCTGGGTATGCTATATCTGTTTTTTGATTTTTGGGTTGGAAGTGTGAACGTTTCATTTTATGTTTTTCCATATCTGACCAAGTATGGATACTGACGTCACCATCATTCATGTAACTTCAGGTGTTGTATATAAGCATTTTCATTTCGATTTTATGTTATATTGTGCCCCTTGTGAGGCTTCTAATCAGCTTTTTGTACCATCGTTTTATAAATTTGGTTTTCATCTTTTCATTTATTTCATCTCTCCTTTCCATTTCATTGCTGTCCCGTCAGCATGCTTTCCAGATTTAAGAAATGCTGGTAACCGCGTAATGTAACGTGCTTTCTAATATATAGTAGAACTAGAATTAGAATGTAGCCTGCTTTGTTTCAGGCCAGCTAGGGAGGCCCGTCCCGAAACCGCGGCACACGGTAATTGTTTGCACCCTCATTTTATAAAATGAACCCTTTTGTTTTTGAACACGTAAAATCAATGCTAGTCGAAAGTAGACCGCGGATGTGGAATCCACCAACAGCTTTATTTGTATATATGTATATGCCAATTTTATTTTGTGGTGTTTGTGATTCTAGTTTTGTTTTTTGCGATATATGCGAGTGTTCACCATGTCACTGTAGGATCCTCCCTCTCATGTCCCACCAACAAGAGAGGGAATACTCCTATACCTCTTTTTTAAGTCGTAGGTTTGTATATAAGATGTATATACTGTATTTTAAAGACAGTTTGAATGGATCCCACGGTGAATACACCAACACCGATGATCATGATAATGCAGAGCGTAAACGGCGTCACAAGGAGTCCGTTAATCACACTTTCCAGAAAGGATTTGAAAAAACAAAGATTCAGAATGGCCCTCTGAATCCTGTTTGCAAATTCTATGCACTCGGGAAGTGTACTCGGCAGCAATGCCGTTTCGCCCACATTGATGATCCATCTAAACAGGATTCTCAAGATCAAACTGTCCTGTGCCCTGAGCCAAAGTTAGAACCTGGTAGGGATGTCTATCGGCTCAGTGGGATCAGTTTCCTATTGGGAACTGGTCCTCCCCGACCAACCTTGCCGAAGGAGAATGATATGTGTTATGATCTTGAAGACGAGCGTCAGCGTGTCAAGATACCAACATTTAGATCCTTTGGCAAAGTTCACCTTCAATCTGAGGTTGTGGTCTACCCAACTCTCTATAAGTATATTCTTGGTAAACTCAAAGTTCTTGCTAATGAGGAAAGGAATGCAAGACCAGTAGAAGAAATGAAAATTGCTTTTTCGTTTCTATCAAGAGAGCATATTGATGGCTCCTTGATTTATTACCAGTATAGAAATTTGGAGAGGTTGCCGTCAGCCTCAGTCGTAGTTCCATCAGCAGTTCCAACCAGTCTTGGGTTCTCTGTCAATGTTGTTACCCCTGTTGTGATACCTTGTACTTTATCACCATGTAAATACGGTTACTACTTCAATCGCATGTGGATGATTGTTGATTATAACGGTTTTAATTTTGATATCACAAGACATCATATAGTTCAAGGGATCAAATTTGATACAGAACATGATATTATTGAAACTGCTAGGAATTATGTTGCATTTTTCCAGTTTACCCCGCGTATTCCTTTCCAGGTCTATGCTCCCTGTGCCAAGAATGTTTGTGGTGCACTAAGTAGATACTTCAAAGGGCCATACCAGGACGAGCCTGATTTTTTCCGAAGGAAAAATCAGTTCTCAACCATTAATGGTATCCCCCTTCAAACACTAAAATCTGTTGCTGCAATATGCAATGCAGATGTCCGTGTGGGTATTGATGGGTCATATAGAGTGCGTTCAAGGTTTGGAAATTCCTACCCTGTTCAATTAAATAAATCCACATTCATGAAAGCCATTGACTCGTACGTTTCGAAGTATTGGGTTGGTTTGTTGTTTATCAAGTTTCTGATGTATATTGTAGATACGTTCGGATTAACTTGGAACTCATTGGTTTATCTCATTTACGTTCCATTCTTCTATTTGTTGGATTATGCGACCTTAGTGAGAGAATTCATCAAACTTCCCCATCCCAAACGTCTTGTCTACTCCTGTTATGTTCTTAACATTTCAACCTTTTTCAAAGTGATTGATAATATAGGCACCTTTGAAAGTAAGTTTAAATGGGAATATGGGAAGGTTGGCAAGGAAGGGAGGTTGTACGCAACCGGGGACCACTTAGCTATTTCTGACTTCTTTGTTAGTACTTTCTTGAAGTATGTATTCAAGAAAGAGATTGTTATTGGAGAACTTCAATGTAGTGATGGTATTATATCTGTTTGTGCTCAATATATGGATACTCAAGAAAGGTGTTCTTCAGATTCCATGTTTCTTGAGGCCACAAATTTGCCGAATAATACTATTAAGTTGATCTTCTTCAGTGATGATGGTTTCCTTGTCTCCAATATTGAAGGTATTTATTCAATATTTGAAACTGATTTTTCAGCCTGTGATGCATCTAATGGGTTTCCCGTGTTTGCCACATACTACTATATGGCAGAGATGTGTGGTTTTTCTGTTGGTGCTTCTCGGGTTATAAGTCAGTGTGCGAGGAATACTACGGTCAGGAATCCTGACAACAAGAAGGAGTATGTGGTTTTACAGCCAGAAACCTTCTTCGAGTTGTCCGGTAATGTTGGCACAACTGTGTACAACAACATAGCTGAGATTGGGTTTATCAGTAGTGTGTATGATGAGCTTAAGAAGCTTGTAGATTCATATGGATATCAAGAGCCATGCTGTGTCAAAGATGTTCGTGAGTCTCTAACTCTTGAGTTGTTCAGCACATCCGCAGGAAATGCAGGTTGGAAAGTGGTAGCTATTCAGAGACCTAGTCTAAATTCTTCCACTTTCCTTAAACGAGCCTTTAATGGACAGTTTTCCTGGCTTGTTTATGGCGCCATCCTAAGGTCGTTTGGTCGGGTGGATGGAAAGCCTAGGGGAGAACAGTTTGGTCTAAGCCCAAAGACCTTTAAGAGTAAGTCTGATAAGGAACTAACAGAAATCCTCATCAAACAAACTGTTCTTTCATTGTCCAACGAACCATCATCTCCACTCCTTACCGCTATGCGAATCAGGGCTGGTGTTATTACAGAGCCAGTCCCTGATCAGATCACATTTGATGATCTGAACCAGCGATATGGTACGGAGACATTTGAATGGTATCAGCTATTGGACAGCGTCCATGATCTCAAGATTGGAGACAAGATCTCCGGTACAGTTCTTGAAAAGATTTTTTCTGTTGACTATGGAACCGAACAGGTGAGTGGTGACCACTGGTTCGACGTTATCGGGGAGGGCCACAACCCCCTTAACGACATGGTCTAAGGACGTCCCCAATGCCCGG